GGCCAGGTGGTCACCTTCGCCGGCGCGACGAACGTCATCCCCGGGCAGGGCGGCGCAGGCGGCACCGGCACCACGGCGGACACGAGCGCCACGGCGAACATCCTTGCCGCGGTGGAGCTGGCCGCGATCGACATGCGCGAACGCGAGAACATGAGCTTCTCCCAGACGCTGGAAGTGGTCCTGCCTCGCTGGATCATCGCCCAGTTCCGCGCCGACATCTCGCGTCGCAACGCGTGGCACGCCGACCCGTTCACCCTGTCGGAGGGTCAGATCGTTTCGTGGTTCACCACGCGGAACATCCGGCCGCAGTTCATCCGGGGGTGGCAGGACGCACAGTCGGGGCTGGCCACGGGCCCGGGTGACATCGCCGCGCCGATCGTCCCCATCCTGGGGCTCCCGAACACGGTCAACTTCCTGATCTACCCGGCCGGTGCTGTCGTCGTCGCGCGTGAGGACATCGTCACGCTGACCAACGTCTACGACTCCACCAACCTGAGCGTGAACCTGTTCACCCAGCTGTTCACGGAAGAGGGCTTCGCGCCTATCTTCCCGTGCGGAGAGGTGCGCCAGTACACCGCGCAGGCGTGCCCGTCCGGCGCCACCGCAGCGCAGGTCTACACCTCCTGTGCCGCACCCGCAGCCTGACCCCTCATGGACCGGGGCCGGTCCGTCGTCCATGCGGACCGGCCCCCGACACCCTGAGAGGGGGCAGACATGGCAACAACGATCATCGCCAATCGGCACCTGATCGAGACGGCACCGCCCGGACCGCGCCGTTACGGGCTCTTCGACGCGGCCACGGTCTCTGACAGCCTGAGTCCACGCCTCATCGCGGCCGGTGCCACGTGGGCCGAACTGGACTGCGGACCGCCGCTCACGGAGTACGACGCGAACTGTGTCACGCACCCGGTGAAGTCCTTCACCGAGGGGACGTCGTACGGCGAAGCGTCGCCCTACCTCCTGTACACGCTTCAGAAGTGCGGGACGCTCGGGCGCAGCCGCCAGGAGATTGCGGACGCCGTACGCCGCACCCTGGCCGGCGGCGAACAGAGCGCCGTCGAGTCGATCCTGTGGACCGGCGGGGACTTCGCGACGGACCCGGCGCTCACCACGGCCGCCGACGTCGTGTCCGTGACCCCGGCCGCCCCGGGTGCAGGCGCCGCCCTCGCGGCGCTGGAGGCGTCGTTCTACGGCGTGCACGGCTACGTGGGGACGGTCCACGTCAACACCGTGGCCTACGCGGCGCTCACGGACTACGTGAGCCGCAGCGGCGGCGCAGGCGTGCTGACGACGGATCTCAATTCCCGGGTGTCGTACGGCGCCGGGTACGGCGTCACCGGGCCACTCGGCGCAGCTCCGGCGGCCGGGCACGTATGGGCGTTCATGACGCCGCCCGTGACCGTTCTCCGCGGCCCGGTCCACGCGCCCGACGTCGTACAGACCATGGACCGCATGGTCAACCAGTACAACGCGCTGGCCGAGCGGTTCTACATGCACTCCTGGCCGTGCAGCGTCGTGCACGCCGTCCAGATCCCCGTGGCCGCTCCGCAGAGCACTGCGGCCCCGACCGTTCCCGTGGAGGGATGACCGATGGCAGAGCCCCGGGAGGGATGGGCCGCGGTGCCCGTCCCGGGCAAGGGTCAGACGGCCGAGGTGGCGCGTGCGCTGCTGGCACTGGCCGACGAACCGCGTGACGTCGTATGGGCGGCGGGGACCAACGAATTCCACGTCCCTGACGCGCTCGGGGAGAGGTACCGCCAGTCCGTGAGCGAGGAAGACAAGCCGGCACGGCGCACCCGCGCCAAGAAGGAGAACAGCGATGGCTAACCTGACAGCCGGCCTGGCACGTGGCCGGGCGATGCGCCTCACGCGGCTGGACGTCTGCGGCGTCCCCGTGGAAGGGGCAGGGTCCACCCTGGTGACGGGCGGTTTCGTGCAGGTCGTCACCACACCCGTGTACCAGGACGCGGAAGAGATCGTCGTTGTCAACGCCAACGGTCAGAACTGCATCGACGACCAGGCGGACCCGGCGCTCCGTTGGCTCACCACTGCGATCACGCTGTGCAAGGTCAACCCCCTCGCGATCAACATCCTGACCGGGGACCCCGTGGTGTCGGACGACGCGACGCCGACCGCGAACACGGTGGGGTACCGCATCGACGCGGCTGTCACCGGAACCGCGAATTTCGCGCTGGAGCTCTGGTCAGGGATGCCCGGTCAGGAGTGCGGCGCCGGGTCCGAGGGATTCGGGTACTGGCTGTACCCCTTCGTGGTGCAAGGCCAGTGGGGCGAGTGGACCGTAGGCAACGCGGGTCTGACGCTGGACATCACGGCGCGCACCGCGGCAGGGTCCGGGTGGGGCGTCGGTCCGTACGACATCCGGCGCGACGCGACGACCCCGGAAACGCTCGAACCGCTGCTGACCGCGATCAGCGATACGCAGCACATGCATTTCGAGCGCAGCACCGCGCCTGTTCCTGCCATCTCGGATGAGCCCACCGCGCTGCCGGTAGCGCCGTAGCCTGACACCCGGGGCAACCGCGTGTATCCGGCGGCGGAGCGCGGTTGCCCTGCTACAGGGAGGGGGCGCGATGCCCGTATGTGAGCCGTGGCCGATCGACACGTCGTGTCAGCCCGGGTGGGACGCTCTGCCGGCCGATACCAGGGCAACCGCACAGGACTGGGCGACGGGGATTCTGGACGCCCTGACGGGTCGTCAGTTTCACCAGTGCCCCGTGGTGGTGCGGCCGTGCGGGGAGCGGTGCGGGTCCGCTGCCGGGTATCTGACGTTCCCCGTCGACGGGGCGTCCGGGCTCGGTGCGCCGTGGATGGTGCCCTACGTCTCCGGCGGCGTGTGGCGGAACTGCCACTGTGCAGGCCCGTGCGCGTGCCGTGCCCGGTGCGAGGCGTACCTGGCGGGTCCGGTCGCGGAGATCCTGGAAGTGAAGGTGGACGGGTCCGTCGTCGAGCCGTCCTCGTACCAACGCGTGAACGGCTCGATCCTCGTACGCACGGATGGGGAGTGCTGGCCAGAGTGCCAGGATCTCAACCTCCCGGACACCGAGCCCGGTACGTGGTCGGTGCGTATGCGCCCGGGTCAGATGCTCCCCCGTATCGGGGAGATTGCAGCCGGCCAGCTGGCCGCGGAGTACGCGAAAAGCTGCTCGGGCGACGCGTCGTGCGCCCTGCCGCAACAGCTCACGTCCCTCACCCGGAGCGGTATCGACGTGCAGGTGATGGACCCGTCCACGCTTCTCGACGACGGACTCACGGGGCTGGCCGACGTGGACCTGTTCATCAGGGCCGTGAACCCGAAGCGCCGCACGCGGGGGTCGCGCGTGCTGTCCCCGGATCTCCCCCGTCAACGGACGATGACGCCGTGAGGCCGGTGGAGTACGCGCAGATCCTCCTGGGGTGTCTGGGAGAGGCGATATCCGGCGGCCCGGACCCGATCGACGCGGAGTACGTGTGCCTGCGTTTCGGAGGCGACGTATCCCCGTCCCTCGGGACCTCCACGGATGAGTGCTGCACGGGCCTGGCGTGGGTGCGCGTGGTCGGCGTTGCGCGCACGGGCCCGGAGACGGACGACCCCTCGTTCAACACGTGCCTGCACGCGGGGCGCCGCCTCACGCTGGAGATGGGCACGGCCCGGTGCATCCCGTACGGCACGGTTCAGCGGCCGACGTCGTGCGAGGACTGGACCGCGGCGGCGCTCAGGATGGACGCCGACCACGCGGCGATGGAGGCGGCGCTCTGCTGCTTCCGGGACGCGGTTTCGGTCATGCCGTACGCGCCGTACGCGATCGTGGTGACGGAGTACCAGCCAGCCGGCCCGGACGGGAACTGCCTCACCGGAACACTGCAATTGACACTCGACTACTCATGCAGGTGTGGATCATGACGAAAGCCGTGCGCGTACGCGCGCTGACAGCACATGACATCTACTACGCGGGCGACCGGTACGAAGTGCCGAAGGAGCGCGCCGACGCGTTGCGCGCCGCCGGCCTGGTGCGCTGGGACGCCGACGCGGCTCCCCCGCTGATCGAGAGTGAGGCACCCCGTGGCACGCGTAAGGCTCGATCGCGCGCAGCTGCACCGGACGATGCGCGGAGCGTCGCGCCGGGAGCTGGAGACGACGGCGCGTCAGGTGGTGAACCGGGCCAAGGTGCTGGCACCGGTGGACACGGGGCGGCTCCGGGCGTCGATCAGAATTGAGGCTCGGCGCACCCTGACGCTTCGCAGCGTCTACACCGTGGGCTCGGATGTGGAGTACGCGCAGATGGTGCACGACGGTACGAAAGCGCACACTATCCGGGCCCGGAACAAGCCAACGCTGCGGTTCAAGATCAACGGCCGGTGGGTGTCCGCGAAGGCCGTCTGGCACCCGGGGACGAAGCCCCGGCCCTTCCTGGATCAAGCGGTCCGGGAAGTCGCCGGGGGCAAGGGCTATGACATCAGGGGCGGATAGCATGGGTGACATGGACAACACCACAGCGCAGCCCGTGACATGGCTCAAGATCGAATTCAACGGCGGGGTGATACGGACACGCCCGTTCGAAGCGAGGCACCTGACAGCGCTCAAGATGGCGCAGGCATTGAAGAGCGGATCCCGCAAGGCGGACATCATGCTCTCCGCCCTCGCTGCGTTGCTCGGTGAGGAGACGTACTCCGAGGTGATCGGCGCGATCATGGACGGCGAAGTGGATTTCCGAGACGCCGTATCAGGGCTGCTGACGTCCATCGTCGAAGCCACGGAGGCGTACACGAAAGCGCAGCGCGCGGCGGAGGAAGAGCCTCTGCCCCGGGAAGCGCTGGACGCCTGATGTCCGAGCGGAGCCCCTATTCACGCGACCCGCTGTACATCAGTGTGGCCGGCCGGGAGATTCAGGTCCCGTACGCCCCGGCGGCGGTGTGGATAGATGCTCTGCTGGCCGGCGGCGGTACGACGGCGCTCCTGGTGGCGCTCACCGATGAGGAGACCGGGGACCGGGTCCTGTCCGGTCTGCTGGAAGGGGACGTGGAGCTGAGCGCCGTGCAGCAGGGCTCCTACGATCTCCTGGCCGCCGCCGCCCCGTACCGATGGTGGAAGACGGCCAAACTCCTGAGCGCTGCGGGGCGCGACGACCTGACGGGGCATCTGCTGCTGTCCGGCGTGGACCCGTGGCAACGGTCGGCCGCCGAAATCGCGTGCACGGTGTACGCGCTGCTGACGAAGGGCGCCGACCAGAAGAACCGATTCAAGATCGATGCTGAGATCGATGACCCGCCGACCGGAATCGTGGACGATGAGTGGATGAGCGAGGACGATTTCACCGCCATGGTGGACGCCGCCCGGAACGCCCCGGGCCAGACATGAGGACGGTGAACAGTGGCTTCACAGGCTGAGATCGATCTCATCGTCGATGCGTCGGACACGCTTCCGCAGCTGACGCGGGATCTGGACCGGATCGTACGTACGGCGGAAGACGGCGCCGACACGATCGACATAGACGCGGCGCTGGACTCTCAGGCGTCGCTCACCGCACTGGCCGCGGATCTAGACCGCGTCGTTGCGTCGGCCACCACGAACGCGTCGGACATCGACATAGACGCGGTGCTGGACACGGCCCGTACGGTGGCCAGGCTGAACGAGGAC